GGCTTATGAAGACATTACTAACATCGGGGTGTACTAATCAACTGGGAGCAGGTCAGAGGTACGCAAACAGGTACGCAGTGAAGTCACTTTGAACGAACGCGTACTGATTGAAGCGACTGCAGAGGTAATCGCCAGTGTCCGCATGGAGCATCGCGGTGATATCAAGCGCGCCAGGCAGATAACGAATGCGCTGTTTGATGAGCTAGGCGCGGAGTGCGCTGATGTGGCCGCGCTGGAGAAGCTCGGAGAGTTGATGCTTGATCCAGACGACAAGGGACAGGACAAGCTCAACGATCTCTACCACAAAATAATCAGTCTTCCTTCCCGCGTTAAATCCATGAAAGACCTGAGCGACAGCCTGAAAACGCTTATCGGCCTCGAACGAGAGGCATACAGCATTGAGAATAAGGCTGAAACGAAAGAGGTTACGCATAACGTTATGCTGGTACCAACCAGCGATAACGTGGATGACTGGGAAGCGGCGGCGCAGAAACAACAGGGTGAGGTGCTCGGTGGATGAATTACAAAGCTGTATGGAAGCCACTGCCTGGATCACAGTCTCTGGCTCTGAGTTGCCCGTGTAACGAAATACTTTTCGAAGGTACTCGCGGACCCGGTAAAACTGCTGCGCAGTTGGCCCGGTTCAGGCGCAATGTTGGCGTGGGCTATGGCTCGTTCTGGCGTGGCGTCATCTTCGATACCGAATACAAGAACCTTGCCGACATTATCACGCAGTCGAAGCGTATGTTTCGTCTGTTCAACGATGGTGCTCGATATCTGTCATCTGCTAGCGAATTGCGATGGGTATGGCCCACAGGCGAGGAGCTTCTCTTCCGCTTCGGCAAAGAGGCTGACGATTACTGGGATTTTCACGGGCAGGAATTCCCGTTCATTGGCTTTAACGAGCTGACGAAACAGCAGTCCCCTGAATTCTACGAAATGATGTTCTCCTGCCGACGCTCATCGTTCAGGCCGGAAAACTACCCGCTGGATAATGGCAAGTTACTAAGGCCGATCCCGCTGGAAACGTTCAGCACGACCAACCCGTTTGGCATCGGGCATACCTGGGTGAAGAAACGCTTCATTGAGCCAGCGCCGCGCGGGACCGTGCAGCGAGACCGGCAAATGGTGTTCAACCCTCAGACAGAACGAGAAGAGGAAATCACGCTTACCCGCGTAGCTATCCACGGATCGTTTAAAGAGAACCCGTACCTTGATCCGCAGTACATCGCGACCCTGATGGCCATCAAAGACCCGAACCGCCGCAAAGCGTGGGTGGAGGGCTCCTGGGATGTGACCAGTGGCGGGAGATTTGACCATCTGTGGAATGAAGCACTGCACGTCATTAAGCCGTTCCGCATCCCGGATAGCTGGACCGTCGATCGCTCTCATGACTGGGGTGAGTCGAAGCCGTTCTCTAACCTCTGGTGGGCTCAGGCCGATGGAACAGCCGCCGAGCTACCTGATGGTCGACAGTTCTGCCCGCCTGCCGGTTCCCTTATTCTGATCGGTGAATGGTACGGATGCCCGCCTGACGAGCTCAACAAAGGCCTGAATATGTCATCCACCAACGTCGCGAAAGGCGTAGCGTGGATTGACAAGCGGCTGGTTGGCGAAGACGTCGACGAGCCGGAAGAGATTCAAATCGACGGTGTCACGCAGGGCCAGTTGCACATTATGCCAGGCATCTGTAGCGAAGTGATTCCCGGCCCGGCTGATGGGGCGATATTCAACACTGGCGATAACGAGTTATCGATCGCGCAGAAGATGGAAGCTCAGGGCGTTACCTGGTTGCCAGCTGATAAAAAGCCAGGCTCCCGTATCAACGGCGCATCTCTTTTTGCGGATATGCTCGAAGCGGTGGTTGAAGGCGTGAAGCTGGAATCAGGTATACCTGAGAAGCCAGCATTCTACGTTTTTGACTACTGCCGTGGCTGGATAAGCCGCATTCCTGTTCTCGTTCGAGACGATAAAAACCCAGATGACGTTGACACTCAGCAAGAAGACCACGACTGGGATGGAACACGTTATCGCGTACTGCATTCACCACAAAAAATCACCGGCATGTTGGTGCGATCGCGCTGACGGAGGACATCGTGACCGAAAGCGAAATGAAACAACAGCGCGCCACCAATTCCAGCACTGAGAGGGAGCGTAATAAAAACCTCTCAATGCTGTTTAACGGCACCAGTAATACCAAACGCCAGCGACTTTATCAGGAGTTCGGTTACCCGTTACACCTCACGTTTGATGACTTTTACCGGGCGTACCGGCGTAATGCGGTTGCTGGCGCTGCCGTGACGCGCATGCTCGATGGGTGCTGGGAAGACTACCCAGATGTCTACGAAGGCGACCAGACAAAGGACGCATCGAAGCAAACAGCGTGGGATAAGCGAGTCAACAAGCTCCTGAAGCGCTGCTGGGAGCAGATTAAAGGCGCAGACCGCCGTAACCTGGTTGGACGTTACTCTGCGATCCTGCTTCAGATTAAAGATAGTAAGAAGTGGTCTGAACCTGTTGACACCACCATCGTGGGAAGGCTTGAGGAAAAAGCTCTCGTTAAGCTGATTCCTGCATGGGAAGCGCAAATCGACCCGATTAACTGGGACGATAACCCGGACAGTGAAACGTTCGGCGAAGTGACGATGTACTCGTTCACTGAGTTGCCGGTTGACGGAAACTTTGACGCCCGCCCGGGCCGAATCATCAACGTACACCCTGATCGCGTAATCATCCTGGCAGAGGGCTCTGATGATGGCGTGATGACGTCAGGAAAGTCGCTGCTTGAGGCTGGCTTTAACAAGTTGCTGGATATAGAGAAGGTAAGCGGCGGTGCGTCTGAGGGCTTCCTGAAGAACGCCAGTCGCCAGCTCAACTACTCATTCAGTGAGAAGACGAACTTCTCCGCTCTCGCCAAGGCCCTTGGCGTGGCTGAGGGTCAACTTGCTGAAGCACTTGATCAGCAGGTACGCCGCCTTAACGACAGCACAGACAGCGCCAGCTTTATGCAGGCTGGCACAGCTGAGGTATTGAGTGTTGCGGCAGCCGACCCGGAGCCGACCTGGCGTACCGCGCTGAGCGAGTTCTGCGCGACCGTTCCTATTCCTGTGAAAGAGCTCGTTGGGATGCAGACGGGTGAGCGCGCCAGCACCGAGGATGCCAAAGTTTGGGGGCGCACAAGGATGAGCCGCCGGAAAGGATTTCTGACTGACGTAATCACCGGTGTAGTTTCGCGCTTCTGGACCCTTGGGATTATTCCGCCGGCTCAGAACGAAGAAATTACCGTAGGTTGGTCTGATCTACTGGCGCCGAGTCAGGCAGAGAAGATTGCCAACATGGACAAGCTCGCGGACGTGGCTGTGAAATCCACGAATGCCTTTGGCCGTTCTACTATCACTGAGAACGAAATTCGCGCTGCGGGCGAACTGCAACCGCTGCCTGAGCTTGATGATGAGGATCTGCCAGATGGCAACAAACCAAAACCTGATCCTCTGGCCGACCCTCAGTCAGAAGCCGAAAAGCCCGGTGATACCACGGTCGAAAGTTGATCCAACAATGTCACGTAAGTCCGTCAGCAAGATGGAGCGCGACATTGAGGATCGGTATTACGCGATAAAGGTGGCGCTGAAAGCCCTGTTCGACCAGCGCCTGACCGGGCGTGAGCGAGAGGTTAACAGCCACAATTGGCACTTCCTGTGTCACGTTAACGGTGCAGAGCCAACGCTCTACCAGGTAAATGCCGGCAAGTTCATCTATGACATGTCAGCGCAGGAGTTGGCGGAGCTGCTCGAAGCGGTGCAGGGCATCCTGGATGACTACCTGCTGGACGGTGGAGAGCAGAACCTGTGGGCGATGGATTACGTCGTCGCTGAGGCGCAGCGCGGCACGCTGGAGGCCTTCAATAACCTCTCGCAGCAGTCGCAGGTGTACGCCAGCCAGACGACGCTACAGCAACTTTTAAGCAGCCCGGGTTATCTGAACCAGATAGCGTCAGCCAGGCTGACAACGTTCAGTGACTGGAAGGTCATCAGCGACACCGCCCGCGGAGACCTGACGAACATCATCACCGATGCGGTGGCGCGCGGAGTTAACCCACGTGAAACGGCCAGCGTCATCAGTAAGCGCCTCGATGTGTCTATGTCGAAGGCGAAGAACATCGCTCAGACCGAGCAGGTCGGCGCGCTGCGTGAAGCTCAATGGAATGAGACGGACTGGGCTTCCGAGAGGCTCGGGCTGAATACTGGTCTTCTCCATCTTTCTGCGCTGAAGCCTACCACCAGGACAACGCACGCATTCTGGCATGGAAAGGTCAGAACCGTGCAAGAGGTGCGCGACTGGTATGCAGTAGATGGTAACAAATACCATTGCTATTGCAGTCAGATTCCGGTGCTGCTCAACGATGACGGAAGCATATTCAGCGAAGGGCTGGCGGATAAGTTGGCAAGGGAAAGAAAGGCTTGGGGAAAAAATAACAATATGTTTGGTTGAAAATATTTTTTTTGTCCATATATGTATTTTTGCATGCGCGGCCGCCATGCTCCTCTGGAGAAAAAAATGTCTAAGATTGATGAGTTTAAGGACCATATCAAGGTCTACATAAATGCTGGTAAGCAGGTTGCAGAGTCGCCACTTGGTACAGCCAGACTGGTTGGCGGGTTTAGCACCTTAAAAAAAGGTGCTGATGCCGGTGTTACTCCTGAGCAATTTCGTGCAATGTTTGGCGACTTGCACAAGTACTCCAATGAAAAAGTTGCAGGATTTATTGAGATTGGTTCGGATCTGGTAAAAGGTGATGTGATTATCCCTCAAACCATTTTCGAAGATCCTGCGGGTGAGCCAGAAAAAGAGTAATTGTCCAAATTTTTGCAAAGGTCGCTTAGGCGGCCTTTTTTAATGCCTGAAATCCACCAATGAGGACGCAACGTGAAGCTATCCAGCATCCACGTTAAATCCCTCGCCATCAACGCCTCCAACATCTCAACGACCACCATCAACGGCCAGGAACACTACGTCATTCGTGGTGCGGTCCCGATCGTCGATGACATTGTTATGAATGGCGGCCTGTACCCGGCGGAGGAGATTAACAACAGCTACCAGACGATGGAAGGCAAGCTGATGCCTCTTCCGCACCCGATGGTAGATGGCAAATATGTCAGCGCCAATGACCCGCGGGCCATTAACAGCTATCACGTCGGAGCATGGGCGCAGAACGTCAGCAAGTCTGGCGACCAGGTCGTCATGGACGTTTATATCAATAAGGCGGTCGCCGAGACAAAGCCTGACGGTAAGCGCCTGATTAATCGTCTTGATGAGATGATCGCCGGCACCAACACCGACCCGATACACCTGTCTACCGGCTTACTCACGAACAAAGAGAGAAAATCTGGCGAGTCGAAGCAGAAGAAGTACTCATGGATTGCTCGCAATATGCAGTTCGACCATATCGCTATCCTGCTCGATGAGCCGGGCGCCGGTACTCCAGAAGAAGGCGTCGGCTTGTTCGTGAATGCCGATGGACAGGAAGGCGAAGTCGAAACGGCAAGCCTCGTTGAAGCCGCAAATAGCCTCAAAGATGGGCTGCTGAACAAAGTGAAGTTCTTCCTCACCCATAACTCAGATGCCTCATTCGATGAAATCTACCAGATGCTGCGTGAAGCCATTCGCGCGCCGTCAGGCAGCGATGTTTATCGCTATGTCGTGACCGTATGGCCGGACAAATTCATCTTCGAAGAGGGCAATAAGCTCTTCCAGCAAAAATACCTCATCGACGACAGCACCGTCACGCTGGTCGGCGATCCAGTAGAGGTCGTGCGCAAACCCACTGAGTACGAAGTCAAAACCAACGGAGAAACAAACCCGATGAAAGAGAAGATGATCGCCGCGCTCAATGCCGCAGGCGTTAAAACCGAGGGGCTGACCGACGATCAGGTCTGGGATGCCTATAACCAGCAGGTACAGAAGAAAGCAGGCGACCAGCCGGGTACTCAGATTAACTCAGACGCGATTACCGCAGCAGTAAATCTGGCGATTAAGCCGCTGACCGACGAGATCAGCACTCTGAAAACCCAGCTGCAGGCCAATGCTGAAAAAGACCTCAAGACCAAGCGTGAAGCGGTCAAAGCGAAATTCCCGTTCATGACCGAAGCGGCGCTCAACTCGCTGGCCGGCGAAGCGCTGAACGACATGTACTCGCAGTGCCAGACCAGCACCGGTCTGAACCCGGCATTCCAGGGGAATGGCGCTCAGAGTGAAATCCTTTCTATGGAGGCTCCTGAATAATGGCTCTCGCACCTCGTTTCCATACCGTAATCGCGGGTCCGGCCCGCAAGAATGACCCGCAGGTCATTGAAGCAATCATGGCGGCAGCAGTGAAGCCTGGGTCTCTGGTAATGCTGGATAGCACAGGGAAACTGGCCGTTCACAATGTGGCCGGTGGTGCAGGCGTTGCCCTGGCGCTCCAGCACAATTATATCGGCGGCGGTGATATCCGCGATGCAGTGCCGGCCGGGGATACTGGCGCGGCCATCATGTGCGAAGACGATGTCGATTACCACATGCTGGTAAAAGCCGGCGAAGTGTTGCTGGAAAACGAAGGTCTGGTTTCTGCCGGTGACGGCACACTGGCCAAGTCGACCACTCCAGCCACCGACCAGGTCCTCTTCTTTTCACGCGAAAAAATCACCGTTGGTGCTGAAGCCCAGCTCGTGAAAGTTCGCAAATCAGGGAAAGCTACCGCATGAGCATGATCGTATTTAACAAAAAGCTGGTTACTGAACATAACCAGATCAAGAAGGCATGGAATCAGCTGCTGATGCAGCGCGAATCCTTCAACGTTAACCAGAACAACATTTCCGCCCAGTACGGCGGCGCGCTGGAAGTTAACCAGGCTGCGCTGATCTCTAAAGACTACTGGCGTGAAGTGGACAACATCACCGCCCGGGTCTTCCGCAACGACGAAGGCAACGGCCTGCTTGATGACCTGCTCGGTCTCGGTACGCCGATCTCTATCGGAAAGACGGCTGCGCTGTACCGCGTTTCCAGTGACGCTGGCAAGGTTCATCGCACACTGACTGGCCATGTTCCGGAAGAGCTGGATAAAGTCATCTACGACGAAGCCGGCGACCCGATCCCGATCTTTAACACCGGCTACGGCCGCGAATGGCGTGAGTGGAACGGCATGCAGTCCGAAAACCTCGACGCGATGGCCGATGACCAGGAAGCGCACGTTGCGGCTATCCGTGAAGACATGGCTGACTACATGCTTTCAGGCGATGCGAAGGTGAAGGTGAAGGGGTATGTCGGCGCCGGTATCACCAACCACGCCAACACCAACCAGGTAGACCTGAGTGCATCCGGTCTGAATATTGACCTGACCACCTCGACTCCTGATGAATCAGTAGCATTCTTCACCGGTCCGTTCGCCAAACTGCTGGACGATAACTACGTTCAGGAGAAGGTAAAGGTGTGGGCATCCCCGGATATCATGCGCAACCTGAACCGACCGTATTCCGATGCCGCTGGCTTCAAAGAAGGCACCGTGCTGGAATACATCCTGCGCTATGGTCGCATTGAGTCGTTCAACCAGACCTTTAAGCTGACCGGTAACCACTTCATTGCGTACGTTCGCAACTCGCAGTACATCAAGACGCGCATCGCCGCGCCGGTGGGTACCTTCATGATCCCGCGACAGAATCCGTTCGACAACTACAACACTCTGGTCTGGAGTGCTGTTGGTCTGCAGATTAAGCGTGATTTCAACGGTCGCTCTAAAGTCTTCAACGCACAGGGTTAAGGGGCTTCGGCCCCTTTCTTTGGGAGAAAGCATGAAAACGTTAAAGGTCGAGAAAACCGGCTGCTGGGGCATGATTGATGGCATCTTCCAGCAACTTCCTGTTGGCCACGAATTCGTTGCGACGGACATTCCTGCAGCTTTTGCTGGTCGAGTGTCGGTAGTGGGCGAAGTCGAAGATCAAACGCTGGAAGTAGCCACCCCCGGCGACAATGCTGCAGAGCAGGCAGAGCAGGCAGAGCAGGCAGAGCAGGCAGAGCAGGCAGAGCAGGCAGAGCAGGCAGAGCAGGCAGAGCAGCAGGAAGAATCTGCCAGCAAATCGAAGAAGGCGAAATAACCATGGCTGACCCAATCACAGCGGCAGACGTGCAGGCGTTCCTCGGTGAATTGGGTTATTCCATTCCCGGCGCGCTGCTGGACCCGATCCTTTGCATGGTGAACAATATTATCCCGTGCCTCGATGGCGCGGGATATGACGACTGCAGCGCAAAACTCATCCTGATGTATGCCGCTGCGCTCATGGCGACGTCATCCGGTGCCCGGCGAATAAAATCGCAGGGGGCGACATCAGGAGCGTCGCGCTCGTTCGATTACGGAGACGACGGCATTACCTGGCTGCGTGACTCGCTGGCGAAACTGGATACCAGCGGCTGCACCAGTGAACTTCCGATCAGCGCTGGCAACAGTGTGGGCCTGTTTATGGTGGTCGGGGGCTGTTAATGGCATGGGTTTCAGTTCAGCAACGGCTTCCGCGGACGTTTACTCGGGTGTGGGTTATCACCGATACCGGTGAGCAAACGACAGCGTACGTGAAAAGCGACGGTGAGTGGTACATCAACTGCGACCGTATACGCGCCACAGGCGCTGTTGTGCTGCGATGGAGGGATGACTGATGTCATCGGTAGCCAATTGGTCATACACCGCGACGGCGACAATCTGGCGGCGCATACGCGATGCTGACGGTAGTGATACCGACGGCGGAGGTCAGCCGTACGGGTGGGAAGCGCCGATCGCTATCCTCTGCGACTACCAGGGTGGCCTCTCTGCAAAAATCGGTGACCTCGGCCGGGAGATCGTGGTTAAAAACACGATATGGACCGAGTACGCAACGGCGCGGGAGGGAGATTACATCCTGATTGGCGCATCGACCGATGCGGCTCCGCCGGACGAGGCCGATGAGATTCGCCAGATAGTTCAGTTCGCCGATACCTTCGAGCGACTAGCGGACGATTTCGCACTGATTACGGGAGTCTGATTATGGGCGCTAAAGTTCGCGGCATCCGCCAGGCAAAGGCCAATCTCGACCGTATCATTAAGGACGTGCAGGGGCGCAAGGTGGTGCGCGCGTTGCAGTCGGCGATGCTCATCGGTAGTGCACAGGCGGCGCTTTATACTCCTATCGATACGTCGACGCTCATCAATAGCCAGTTCCGGGAAATCACTGCTAACGGCGTGCGGGTGACCGGGCGCGTTGGCTATACGGCGTCTTATGCTGTGTTTGTTCATGACCCCGAAGTGAAGCAGAACTTCCGGCGCGCAACGGCGCGGAAAGAGTTCTTAACGAAGGGCTTCGAGGATACCCGCAGTCAGATTGATGCGGTGGTGAAAAAGGAGCTGAGCCTATGACCCCGGCTATGTACATGCGCCTCAAAGACCTCTTTGTGGCTGAAGGGCTAACGGCTGACTTTAAGGTGCAATGGCGGCAATGGCGCGATACCGGGAAGGCAGCCGATCAGTTCATCGTGTTCCGGCCGTCCGGCGGCACCGATATCAGCTATGACCGCGGCGGCGACTGGTATGTGATGGTTGATGTCGTCTCATCGAAATCGAATCCTGATGCTGCTGACGCCGCGGTAAACGCCATCGTCGAGTATATCAGCTTGCAGTCGGGGGCCGATGACTGCGTAGGCGCGCTGCGGCTTGTCGGTAATGTCCCGGCGCCGATCCCTACCGAAGAGGGCCGGTTAGTAACCCGGATGCTCGTATCCTGCACATACGGGGAGTAACCATGATTTACCCCTTCGATGCTTCCTATGCTCAGGAAGTGCTGAGAAAGCATTACCAGTATGCGGATGTCCTCGCTAATCCCCGCGAAAGTCTTGCTGCAAAGACAACTGGGCTCATTGCTCACGACGAACACCTCTCGAAATGGGATGGTGATAAAAGCACGTCAGAAATTCGCCGGGAGTTGTCGAGAAACACCGAAGATATTGAAACCAGGGCGGCATAAACCGCCAGAATCACCCATCAGGCTGCCATATGGCGGCCTTTTTTATTTGAGAGGTACACATGCAAGGCTGTGCTAATGATACCGGCAAGCTGATTGGTAAGGTGGCCGTGCTACGCATGGCTATGGGCTGTGCTGATACCGTTCCGGCCCTTTCCGAATGGAAACGCCTGGGCGCGCTAACCACCAAAGGTTTCGACTACTCAATGAATACCGTCACCTCTGAAGCTGACGATACGAAAGGTCTGGTCGAGAACCTGGTCAACAACATGGATTTCACCATCTCCGGTGAAGGTGAATTCCGTAAGCAGGATAAAACGACTGAAATCGGCGCCATTGCTATCTCGAAATATATTTTCGATGAAGTCCAGGCCGGTCGCCAGCCGACGCTCTGGGTCCGCTTCGACTTTGTGGGCGAGGATGCCGGGACCTACATCATGGGGTATTTCAACACCACTTCATGGTCGGGTGATTTTGGTACTTCTGATATTTCGACGTTCTCCGGTGAATGGAAAGTATACGACGCTGACACTGTCGTGTTTGAAGTAGCTGGCCCAGCGCTGGCATTCACCACGAACCTGACAGCAACCAAGACAGTAGCTGCTGGCTCAGCCCTTAACATGTCGGTAGCGGTCGATGGCGGCACCTCGCCTTACACCTATGTTTGGAAGAAAGACGGCTCTGTCGTCAGCGGGCAGACAACGGCGACCTTCAACAAGGCCAGCGCTGTTTCCGGTGATGCCGGGGTTTATACCTGTGAGGTAACCGATTCTGCATCAACTCCTGTGAAAATCACGTCTGTTGCGTGCACTGTGACCATCAGCTAACTCCATGGCTTTTCGTGAATAGTACAAAGGGCGTTCTGCGCCCTTGATACTGTTTATGGAGCGACTATGACCCCGATTAAAGAATTAGGCGAATGCGTTATCGGTACCGGTGATCGGGAATTCTTTTTCCGGCCGTCGTTTCGCAACATGGCACGCATTGGAGAGCCGGAGGAGATTGTTCAGGCGTTCTATGACCTGTGCAATGATGAGGCGACGCCATTCGTGCGGCGCGTATCTGAGGCCTATATCCGCGATGAGTACAGCCGAATTCCTGATTGCGTCCTGCGGTTTATGCAAAGCGGGCTCCTGTCACGCAAAGCGATCATGGCTGCTCACACGGTACTGACAGCATGTTGTGACGATGATATCGGCGATTTGGTTGGATGGATGAAGCCGGGGAAATCACGCAAGCGTGGCTTTGTCTGGCGCCCGGGCAGCATGCCGCCGGAAAGTATGGTCATTGTCGCGCAAAGCCTGATGATGCACGGCATCATCGGCAAAGCGAAGGTGCGTAAGCTGCAGCGTTACGAAACGAACGAGACAACCGCAGAATTCCGTGCTGCCGACTACATCATGGCTGCCCGCAACCATTTCGGCATAAGCCGGGAAGAGGCAGAGAACCTCACGATGACAGAGTTCGCCATGATGATTAACGCCAAATACCCGAACCAGAAAGGCTTTACCCGCGAAGAGTACGACACGGTTATGGACGAAGACGATCGCCGCTGGCAGGCGTTAATGCAGCAGGAACAAGCCAGCAAAGCCAAATAAACCAGCCTCGGCATAGCCCGGGGCTTTTTTATACCCGCAATACCCCGCGCTTCACACGCGCACATCACAACACAGAACCTTTCAGGATGACCCTTGAGGATACCGGTTTGGCTATCGGTGCCTTTCTGTGGGCCGGATTCCTGTGTGACAAGGTTCATCACTAAAAGGTAATACCGATATGTCTAATATCATCCCTATGAATTACGATGACCGTTCATTCCCTTTTACAGCAGATTGCTGGTTCAATGCCACAGTTGCTGCAAAGCATCACGGCAAGCTTCCGAAGGACTGGCTAAAGACTGAGGCGACAAAAATTTACATCGCCGAATTGGCTGAAGAGCTTGGAATTGCTGGCTCCAGCGTAAAAGAGGATTTTTCTCCCCTTTTAGTCAGAGTGGAGAAAGGGCGAAACGGCGGGACCTGGCTTCATCCGGAGTTAGCGGTGGAATTCGCCCGCTGGCTGTCTGTCAAATTCGCCCGCGCCTGTGACCGACACATTAAAAATCTGCTGCTGAGTAAAAACTTCCAGCTCACCGAAGATCAGATTGTCGGCCTGATGGTCTGCCAGCAACCAACGTCGTGGGAAAAACGATTTAAAGACCCTTTCTACCAGGCGTTGTCGAAAATGTCCGGCCTTCCTTACTTTGGACATGTTGGCGGTTGCCCTGCGCTGTTCGGGCAGATCACCGCTCGCTGGGTGTACGGTGTCGCTCTTCCTGATTATGTCTATCAGGCAGCCAAACAGGCGGCCGGAGACAGCAAGGAGAAGATTCACCAACACCTTAAGCCTGATGCGTTGGATAAGGTCGAGCAACAACTGATCGCCGTTACCAACATCGCCAGTTGCAGCATTGACCAGAAGGACTTCGAAGCCCGTTGCATGGCTGCATTTCCCGTTAAGGGGCAGATGAAGCTGCTGTATGCGGCGGCTTGACCATGAATAACCGAATCGTTGAGTGCGCCTCCAGAGCGGGGCGCGACTTCTCGGAATTCATGAAAGGCGAGAAGAACATGATGGAGGCGCTGCGGTCTTCTGAAGAGTTCACTGAGCAGTTACGCCTTCACGGCTGCGTTAATCACCACTTCGTCAATTTCATGATGATGAAAGCGATCATGAAGGTGTTCGACGATATGCAACGCGAAGAGAAACGTGAAGAACGCCGACGCAAACGAGCAGAACTGAAAGGCAAATAGCCCACTCAGGTGGGCTTTGCCGCTCCATCATCCTTGAAAACGACCTCATTGGCATTCTCAATGAATTCCGTCACCTCTCGGTGGCTGGCGTTCTCGAGGGATATTTCTTTATTGCCATTTTTTAAGGTTACTTTCCTCTTACCGTTACGGTTTATGTAGGCGATAAAGCAAGCACTGAATGCGGTCCAGAAAGCCCCGGAATTAATAAGCTCTATCACTATCTCCTTTGCCGTTTCCTGGGCAGAGTTAACCGCAAACGAAGGGCCTTTACTCACTTTCTTTTCAACGGAGTGCTTTATGTCGTACTCATCAAGAATTGCACAAAAAGCATCTGATATTTCAGACGGCAAAGACAGCTTTAAGTCAGCGTTACGCATCACTTACACCTTTGATGGTTGGTCCTCAAGATTAAAATACTTATGCTTCTTCCTTAACTCCGCACTAGGCGCTTTGTTTTACAAAGACTTAGAGCAAATCATCTACCATGAAGACCTTGAAAAGGTCACCGGTAACATGGAAAAAGTGAAGAAGTGATTACTTCTCCTTGCTGTATATACCTTTAAGCGTATCGAATACGACCTTCTTAAACTGCTCTGCCTGCTGGTCTGCAAGGCGCTCGGCGTCGTCGCGGTAGCCGGATACTGGAGATGGCTGATCCAGTGCGTCTTGCACGATTTGCAGAAGTTCGGCGTTTATAGACCGTCCGTTAAGCTTTGCCCTTTGCTTAACCTTTTCCTTTATCTCAGGGGTCATCCTGAAATTGAATTGTGGATCTTCTCGCGACATATGCCCTCCGTTTGTTGACATCATACGACGGTGGTATTACGCTAACAATGAGACCACGGTGATATGTTTGGAGGCAAAGTGAAAGGAGCAAGAAATTTACCGCAGTTTAACCTACGGTGGCCGGCGGAAACTTTAGCTCTGGCTAAGCAGGTTGCAGCGGAGAACGGCAGGTCTTTGAACGAAGAACTTTATCGGATGTTCATGGACAGGATGAAAGAAGAAGGGCGATGCGTCGCTTAAAAGTTGAAGCCCCAACTGCGGGAACAGTCAGGGCTTCGGTATCGAACAAACCAGCTAGGAATATCGACATGGCAAGTATAGCAATTCTTGAAGCAGTTAACACCTCTTACGTTCCGTTCAACGGCCAGCAAGTTATCACTGCTATGGCATCTGGTATCGCTTATGTAGCGATGAAGCCTATCGTTGAAAACCTCGGTATGAGCTGGGGGACTCAGCAGCAGAAGCTTATGAAGTCTCTGGAAAAATTCAACTGTATTCATATGAATATGGTTGCTGCTGACGGCAAGCTACGCAAGCTTCTGTGCCTTCCCCTGAAAAAACTCAACGGTTGGCTGTTCAGCATAAACCCAGAAAAAGTCCGCGCCGATATCCGCGACAAGCTGATCCGGTATCAGGAAGAGTGCTTCACTGTTCTGCATGACTACTGGACAAAGGGTAAAGCTGAGAACCAGCGCAAAAAGACAACGGTAGATGAAAGAACGCCGCTGCGGGATGCAGTTAATATGCTGGTAAGCAAAAGGCATATGATGTACCCGGAAGCTTACGCCATGATCCATCAGCGCTTTAACGTGGAGAGCATTGAGGATTTAGAGGCGACTCAGATTCCTGATGCCATTGAGTATGTTCACCGCGTTGCGCTTGAGGGTGAGTTCCTCGGTAAGCAGGAAGAGTTACCGGCTCCGAAATTGAACCTCCCGGACATCACAATGGAATGGTGGTACAGCAACAATTTCCCGATGCGGGTTGGCAACCTTGAGCGCTATCCGGGGCATAAGGTATGGCATGACTTAACCTTGACGCCGTTGATGATGTACGGCGAAGACGCTAAATCACCTGCACTGTTCCTGATTGAGACGCTTGAGAAAATGGGCTTCGATATGGTCGGGCCACGAATTGAGGTCGAAACTATGCGGATCATGCTTGGTAAGGGAAAGCAGAGAATCAGAGTTATGGGTGATGGGCGAGTTAAGTATCTACTTTCTCTTTAACGCTACACGCGATCACAAACCCGCTTAACTGCGGGTTTTGTCGTTAGAAATGGTATGAACATGAAAGAAATAATGACTCGCATTGAGATGGTAGCGGAAAACCAAGAAAAACTTATCGCCGATACTCGCAGTGACCTGCGCGGCATAAGCTCTGATATGCAATCCATGGAGCGCCGGATAGTCGATAAGATGGACAAAAACCAAAAACAGCTGGTTTGCTTGCTTGTTTTGGTAATCCTCATGCCTATCTTCATCGCGTTGGTTACCAAGTAGCGCTGCTGCGGGTTTTGTCGTATCGCTTCCCCTCTGCTACGATTGCCGCATCATTTACTGATGGGGATAGGGATATGAAAAAGGTGATTTTAGCGGCGTTAATTGGACTTTCAGGCGTGGCTCATGCCGAATGGAAGCACGAAGTTACTCAAGACAAAATGGGGAGAGGTAGCGATGAGATCGCAACCGTCGTAAGTAGCAATGCTTTATCTCTTCAGCCTCCTTATGAGGGAAAACAAAATGCAACGTTTTCATTGCGAAGTCTTAGAGGTGAAAATAATGAATTTGTTGTTGCAGTAGAGAAGGGACAAATAATTTGCGAACAAGATGGATGCGGATTATTAGTTAGAGTGGATGATGAAAAAGCATTTCGGCTTATTGGATCTCATCCTAAAGATGGAAGCTCAGATATGGTCGTTGGTTCAATTAATACAGAAGATTTAAGAAAAATAAAAAAGGCAAAATCAATTTTAATTGAATTGACTATTTACCAAAATGGCGAGCATGTACTTGAGTTTGATAGTAAAGATAATCCATTCGTCGGCAGGAAAACTTATCTTATCTCTGAGATTAGAGAGATGATTGATTCTGGAAAACCACCAAAGCGCACAAAAACATCAGAAGTTCCTATGGATATGCCTAAATTTGATATATGCAAAAAAGTAGCAAATAAAAGCTCTGAGGATGGGAAAATCACCGTCACAGAGGTGAACAAAAAGGATGAATTCACTACTGCTACGTATGGTGAAGATTCTGTTACGACGCTTGCGTGTAAGAGAGGTAGCAAAACGTCTATGCTTTCATTTTTTAGATATGATTAACTACCTACAAAGTATTTATAGGTCACATAAACCTCGCTCTGGCGGGGTTTTTTATTGCCCGGAGAAAAGTAAATGGCTGAGAGCGCTGGCGGAATTTATTACGACATTGAGATGGATGTACAAGGGCTTCTCGTTGCACAGCAGCGCGTTAATCAGCGCCTGGATATGATGGAGCGCGGTTTCGACGGCACTGCACGCGCCGTGAACAACACTGAGCGTTCTATGTCCAGCCTGTCAGGCGTGGCTGTTGCTTTGGCTGCCGCTCTTTCTGTGAAGCAGGTTTCAGAATATGCCGATGCTTGGGCAACAGTAAATAACAAGCTATCAAACTCAGTAAGGCCCACAGAGCAGTTAGCAGATGTTACGCAGCGTGTTTTTGATGTCACTCAGTCAACAAGAAGTAGCCTTGATGCAACCGCCACACTGTACGCAAGACTGGAAAGAGGAACGCGGCAGTACAATACATCAGCAGAAGATTTGGCAAAACTCACCACGATAATTAACCAAGGTTTTGTCGTTTCTGGCGCAACAGCACAAGAGGCTGAAAATGCCATCATCCAACTATCACAGGGGATAGCCTCTGGCGTGCTGAGGGGTGAAGAATTCAACTCAGTTGCTGAGCAGGGTAGCCGCCTCATGGTTGCCCTGGCTGATTCTTTGGGGGTTGGTATTGGCGAACTGCGCGCGATGGCTGCGCAAGGGAAGTTGACCACCGATGTGGTGGTAAATGGACTGCTTTCTCAGGGCACGGCGATAGGAAAAGAATTTGCCAATACCACGACGACGATCAGCCAGGCACTGCAGGTTGCTGGTAACAACGTAACTAAATTCTTTGGCGAAAACTCTACCGTAAAAACTGGCGCCGCTATTTTTAATGATGCAGTTGTGACTGCAAGTGAAAACATAGGCGTCCTGAGCGCTGCATTAACTGCTGCAGCAGCAATTATGGGAAGCCGCTATGTCGGCGCATTGACAATGTCTGCTGCCTCTCAGATCCAGTCTGCTTTGGCGGCCCAGCGTCAGGCCACTGCCAATGCCCAGGCCGCTCAGTCTGCGCTAATAGCTGCTACGTCAGTGAAGAGAAAGGCGGTTGCAGACAAAGAGGCGGCTTTGTCCTCCCTTGCCTTAGCGCAGGCAGAATATAATGTGGCCAAGGGTAGTGCAGCTGAAATGCTTGCGCTGGATGCATTAATTGCAGCTAAATCAAGAGCAAGTGCAGCATCATTGTCTTTGGCGCAGGCAGAAACTGCACAAGCCGCGGCATCTGCACGAGCAGCAACTGCAGCAAGTGCTGCCTCGGTAGGTATAGGCCTTGCGCGTGGAGCGCTTTCTTTGATTGGTGGTCCTGGTGGCGCTGCCATGCTGGCAGCATCAGCCATTTTCTACTTCTGGCAGAAAGCTCAACAAGCCAGAGAGGAGGCGCTCCGCTTTGCCGATAGTCTGGACAAAGTAAACGCCTCAATGAAGGCGATGAATAATACCCAACTCAGGGGCACCATCGCCGATGCTAACGAGTCTATTAGAGCGCAGAAAGATGAAATTTCCGATCTGCAGGCGGAGGTTGACTCTTTAAGTTCTAGATATCGTAATTTCACCCCAGAAGCTCAAGCTGTAGCTGAATCATTGGGCCAAGGATCTGATTTTGCCCGTCAGCAGGCTGAGGTTTCTGACCAGTTAGCCAAGAAATCAAGGGATCTTGCCAACGCTCAAGATAAGTTGGCGCAAACTCAGGAAACTGCGGCTGAAGCCAACAGAACATTAACAAACAACATGCTCACTTCAATGGGTGTGCATGATGGGCTGATCCAAAAGGGTTGGTCACTTGAGCAGGTGCAGAGCGCGGTTGCGAAGGCTTTCGGTAACACTGCTGATGAAATAAACCGAGCAAATCAGGCTGGACAAAACTTCAACCCCAAAGCGCTGCAGGTTTCTCCTCCTACTGCTGATGGCGACAAAGTAATTCTCAACCTCGAAGAGCAGAACGAGTTACTGAAAATTCAGGATGAACGCCAAAGAGCAGTAACAAAAGCCAGGATGCAGGCGGCAAAGGTTACTGACAACCCAAATCAGATATCAAAAGCTGGCGATCTGGCGGGGGAAAACTTTGATCTGCAAAAATCTGAAGAGGCGCGCAAGGAGGCGCAAAGGAAGAGTGAGCAGCAGGATAAGCGTTCTGCCACCGCTGCAGAATCGGTAGCGCAGAAGCTCGATAAGCTACGAGCAGCACAGGATCTATCCACGGAGTCTGCCGAAAAGCGCCGCATCCAGGAAGCTGGCTTGCGTGCCGAGCAATCACTTGGAAGCGGAGCAACGCAGAAGCAACTGAATGAGGCAAGAGCGCTTGGTGAAGCAAATGAACGTGCTGCGCTATCCATTCAGAAGCGCAAAGAGGCTGAGCAGGGACAGAAGTACGCCAAGCAGGAGATAGCTTCCGCGCAAACTACTGTTGACCCTTCAACTGGACAGGCAGTTGATCCACTGGCACAGATTAATTTGCAGGAGCAACAAAAACTTGAGGCCCTAGCTAAGTACCAGGAAATTGATAAGCAAAACACCCAACTGTACGAGGACGCTAAAACTGCAATCATGCAGCAGGCCTCATACCAACGTCAGGCCATCCTTCTGCAGGAGCAACAGACCTATCAGCAGAATGTGAGTTCTCTTTTAGGAGAATCGTCGAATTTTGCTGGCTCCCTGGCGGATGCGATAGGTCAAGCAGCAGGGAAGTCGAGTGCGGCATATCAAGCGCTTTTCGCTATTAGTAAAGGGTTTGCGATTGCACAGGCGTCCTTGAATCTTCAGACCGCTATCAGTAATGCCATGGCTATCCCGTGGCCCGCCAATATTCCTGCTATAGCGCAAGCATTGTCTGCTGGCACGCAGATAGTTAGCGCCATAAGCGGAATAAACTATAGTGGCGGCCGTAAGAATGGAGGCCCGGTATCATCCGGCAATATTTACCCTGTAGGCGAAGGAAACCTTCCGGAGCTCATGCAGACCAGCAAAGGCCTGTTCATGATACCGGGTGATGGTGGAAAGGTATTCAGCAACAAGGATGTGACAAGCGGCTCGCCGAGCATCAAGAAGGCCTCTACTGGTAGCGAATATCAGAGCCAGAACAATGGCGGCAACGGATCAACCGGTTCGCAATCGTCGAAATCTATATCGGTAAACGTCCAGTTCTATGACCAAACATCCGGCGGACAGCACTCCTTTGAGGCGCAGGCAATGCAGGAAGGTAATGTGGTGACAGTTGATGCGTTCTTAAACGATCTTGACCGTGGCGGCCCGATGACATCAGGCATCAAAGACCGGTTCGGGCTTTCTGTAAAAGCTAACGGCGCTTACTAAATCAACCCGCTCCGGCGGGTTTTTTAATGGAGTAGATAAATGGAAGATAAAAAATTGCTGGCATCCATATCGGTCGACACCAGCGAGGCTCAATCGCAACTTGATAGCCTAATCTCCTTACTTGAGCTTAAATTTGGTTCCCTTCAGTCTGTCCCTGAGCGTATCTACGAGGAAATCCTTGCCGTGGCGAAAGACATCGTTTTTGCTGATAGCCCTTCCGCAGGAGGCGCAGGACTCGACATTGTCTATGGTGTGCGGTTCGGCGCTAAATATGAATTGCTCACTGCCGCAATCAGGGCAGGAGAGTTTGACTCTGAATTTCTCTGACATATACCCCATCCTTTCTCTGTGTGAAAAACACACAGTAACAGTGGTACACATTTAGCAACATCCTGATATTCGATCAGTGCCGCAGCCGCGGCTTTTTTTATGCCCGGAGGAAACGTGGCAACAGTTTCATACCCGGATATGCTGCCGCTTCCTCAGCGCGCAGACCAGAACATGACGCAGGATACGGCCTGGCAGACGACGACGCCGGCAGTCGGCCCCGTTATCTTCACGCCGCTAACCACTGACCTGAAATCGACCTGGTCGCTGCAGTGGAAATTCACGCTGCAGCAGGCCGAGCGATTTAAGTCGTGGCTCCGCTCACCGATGTACTGCGACCGTGGCCGTAACTGGTTCCAGATGCGGATTGATCTCGGCGATACGCAGGGCGTGCAGCTGCAGACGCTGCATTTCATCAGCATGCCGGTACAGACCAGCAAGAACGGCAATATCGTCACCTGGACCGCCAGCGTCATCTGTAACGGTATCGAGGACATCACCGAGGACTACGACGACTGGATCGTCGAGGCGCCAGAGAACTACGGCTACTGGCTGGATTACCTGGTTACTGCTGTTATGCCGAGGGCTGATTAATGCCGACTTTACGAGAGTGGAAAGAGCGCAGGCCGGCGAGCGATATCAAACAGACGGTGGAATTTTACCATCCGGCCTTTGGTTATTACCGGGTAGTCAATAACCTGTTCAGGCAGGCGACGTTTGGCGGAAACTCGTTCGAGCCAGCGCGATTCAGCGTGACCGAGCCGGCGCAGGACGGAACGGCGGTTATATCCATGACAATCACTTTTGTCGCCGCGACGGAGCATGTCCGGCAGACACTGAAAAGTTGGCGCGGGGCGGCGCGCATGACGCCGATAAAATGCCTGTATCAGCAGTGGAACGCGATCGGTGATGCATCATCCCTGAAAGACTGGACGCTTTACGTGAACGACATTTCCGCCGATGCCAGCAACGTCACCGTGACCGCCGGCAAGACCAATCCGCTAACGCTGGCCAACTCCATCATTTACACCACGAAAGACTATCCCGGGCTGATCACCGTATGACACAGAGCGACTTTATCGGGCTTGTTAACGGCAAGCCCTGGGCTAATCGCGCCTGCAGTTTTGAGCAGATGGACTGCTGGGGCCTGGTGGTTCTGTATTACCGGCATGTGCTCGGCCTGGAGCTGCATCACATCGCCGGCTACGAATCGGGCGCGGATTTCATCACCTGCTACGAACAGGAGCACGCGCACTGGCGGCGTGTGCCGGTTGCCGCCATCGGCTGCATCGCGGTTTTTTACCGCGGCGACGTGCCGGCGCATATCGGTGTGATGATCAGCCCGGTGAAATGCCTGCACGCCCGCGGGGAGTTTGGTTTTGTGCGCTGCGATAGCCCGCTGGCATTACTGAAGGTTTACAGCAAAGTGGAGTACATGGTGCATGGTTCGATATGAGTTACAGAGGCTGCCCGGCGCGCCGCTGCAGCGGGGAACGGTAGATGCCGGCACCACTTTGATGAGCCTCCTGGATTCTCTTCAGTTGCACCGAGATGTGGTCGTTAAACTGAATGGCCGCGCTCTGCCGGACGACTACGATATCAGTCGGCCACTGAGTGCCGGTGATGTTGTAGCGGTATTCGATCAGCCAGAGGGTGGTGTCGGAAAACTGGTCACAACAATATTGCGCCCGGTCTCGAAAATCCTGTCCGGCGCGCTGAAGGTGTTCGGCCTGTCAAACAAGCCGAGCGCTTCGGTATCGGTGGCGACTGGCGAATCCCCAAATAATGACTTAACCGGCCAGACGAACCGCGCGCGACTCTACAAGGGGCGCCCGAACATTTACGGCCAGTGCCGCGTTTTTCCTGACCTGATTCAGGAAGCACTGTTTGAGTTCGTCGACAATAACAAACAGCTTACGGAATGGTTCGAGGTCGGTCACGGCCGATACACCATCTCCTCGATCCGCTACTCGGAATCGAACCTCGGCAGCCTGGCGGGCGCCAGTTCTGCGATTTATAACCCGGGTGATGTGATCGGCACGATTGAAGTCGGCTATCAGTTCGATGACGTCGATAACGAGACAGTCCCCGGCCTGAACGAAAGCCAGGACTTCCCGGCCCAGACCGCCACCACGACGGCGCCGACATCGGTGGCGATCGAGAGCAATCAGCTCAAGGCTATCGTGCTGTCTAACGATGACAACTTTGCCTACTTCGCCGCGCTGGCGGTACCGCACCCGGTTACGTTCGTCATCAATGCCACATGGAACGACGGTGGCACAAGCGTCACACGGAACGTTACTGGCGCCGGGAATATCATCTCCTCAGAAAGTTTTATCGGCGAAGATACGCTTTCGTACACGACGTTTTATATCGGCGAACTGTCGGGAGAAATTACGTCGCTGCCGGGCGACGCAGTTATCAACCCGACGCTGTTCACGCTTAATGACCAGACGCCGCTTGTTATCGGCCCATCAGTGTCGCCAATCGTCTCAACGCAGGTTTGGGTGCATGTTCTTGTTCAGCTCGGCGCGACAGCCGGCACAACACAGTACAGGATTAAATTCTGGCAGGTTGATGACGACAATAATCAGGTGCCGGGGACGTCAGAACAGTACGATTATTTCTTCGACAATGATTTCCAGGTGACGACCAGATATTTCCGTACAACGCATAAATTCACTCCGGCTGCCGGGGAGGGACGCTATGCGGTGACCATCGAGCGCCTCGATAACAGCAACGATGCCAACGTCGTAACGTTAATGGCGATCCACGCAGTTAACGTTCGGGAAAACGTCGTTTATCCGGAAGACACGATTGCCCGTATCACGATAAAGGGGTCGAACGACAGCAACAGCAACAGAGAGCAGAAGTACAACATGCTGGCGCAGCGGCATACCATCAGCTACGACCGGACGACCGGCGCGGTCGATTACACGCTGCGGCCAAGTCGGTCGTTTGCCGACGCTATCCTGCATGAGTGGGTTGTCGTAGGTAAGCAAGACGTGGCCAGTATTGACGTCGCGGCTCTGTATGCCATTGCCGATTCGCTGCCAGATGCTCAGCTTGGGTATTTCGATTACACCTTCTCGGATGAGAAACAGCCGCTTGGTGAGCGCATAGCGACGATCGCCAATGTGGCCCGCGTCGACGGCAATAACATCGGCGATGTGCTGACGTTCTGGCGCGATGAGAAAGTGACAAATCCAGATGCGGTTTTTGCGCGCTCTAACATGTTCTGGGACGAGTACAAAGTGGCATGGCAAATGTCTCTCCCAGGTGGTTACGACGGCGTGGCGCTGGATTACGTCGATCCGCTGACGAACAAGAAGGCTTACATCTACCTGCAGATCGACAGCAGCGGCATCACCGAGGTTGAGGACGCTACCGTTAACGCGATGCAGATCAGCCTAGACGGCTGCCGCAACGCCACTCAGGCAACCGATCGGGCCTGGCTTGAGGCGAGGAAAATCCTTTACTCACGTCTTACCATGACGGTGAAAGTGCTGGAGTCGACGCAGGTGGTGCGCGGTACGGTGGTTCAGTGTCCGGACATGTACGACAACGCGCAGCAGACTGGATACATCACCGGGCGCTCCGGGGATGTGTTCTCGACGTCAGAGCGTATCGACTTTTCTTTGGGCGATATGTGGGTGGTTATGACCGACAGCCTAGGCAATTACCGCGGGCGCTGGCGGGCCTACCCGGTAAGCGGCAAGCCCAAAGCATTTCAGGCTGCAGCCGATACCTTCGACCTGGCTATTTATGACCGCAACACGGCGCAAAACCCCAGCCGGTATTTCATCGCTACCGACTCGGAACTTAATTCTACTATCTGGCGCGTCGACAGCGCCAAACCCAACGGTGACGATACTCAAACCCTCTCACTCACTGAGTATTCAGACTCGATTTATCCGTAACACACAGCAGTAATTACCAACCTTCGCGCACACCATCAGATTCACTTCTGAGGGCTTCGTGCGCCTTTTATAGGGCGACATGCACAATGGCAGAAGTACCGTTACCAACTCCAACCGACAACCCGGTACCCAGCACTGATATCCGGGACGCAGTTTATGCAGGCGCCATGCTGGATAAAGTTGTCACCAGTACAGAGCTGACATACACCGATCGCCTCGGCGGAGAGCACTACACCATAGACGGAATTAAGGAGGAAGGGGATAAGGTCGTTGAGGAAACGCGGCAGAACTTGATCCCTCTAAGTCGCCAGTATATGACGCTGGCGGCGGCGCAGGCGGATATCGCAAATATCCCTGAAGGTAGCACCACTTATTATCGCAGCCCGGACGACAGCGCCCTCGCGATCGAGGTCATGAACGTTGGCGGCACGCTGACCGCTACCGGCCGGACAATGCTGTCTGAGCAGGGCGTTGATGACAAGATTGACGCCAG